AGAAGTACAGAAAACGGATTTTTGATCTCTCGGAGGATGATGTCTTGATCTAAAGAAACGTCATCGATGTAGTTGTGATCCACCAGTAGGCAGCCCCACCCGGACTTCACCGCAAACTTAAATGCCGTTTTAAAAGCTTGTATGCCTCTCTGATCGATTTGACGTATTAACCCTTGGTAAACTTCAGCTATGTCTTCATCGCCTTCCTCTGCGGCTCTCACTTTGACTGAGGGCATTTGTGCCATCTGGCCGCCAACAACTCGATCAACGGAAGCAGAGAGCTTGTCAAAAGTAAGGCATGGCCGATTGTGTCTTGATTCTCGGACTGAATCCTCCCATTGGCCTTCATCGTCGTCAATAAAGCTGATGTCAGACAGAGATTGTTCATAAATGTCTCCCCAACCCTCCGAGGCATTATCAAACCGCTCTCTCGCCTCTTGGACGATTTCGTCTTTCTCTTCTTGATTTCTTTTCATCTACCACTCACTCGCAAAGTCGAGTTCTTGAATGTAAGTATCTTCTTCAAATGCTTGTGCAAACATTCGGAAGGCATCAGCCCCATTGCTTGCTGCATTGTGTAAAGGCACTTTTCTGAAGGTGTCATGTTTCTCATCGAACTGGTATTGGTAGTTTGCAAGAGCTTCTAATCCAGCCTCACAATTTTCCTCATGGAAAAAGCAAGCTTTGAATTTATCTCGAACCATCGCTATACCGTCTTCAACGCTTGCAATCCTTGGAACAGTCGTAATCGGATGCACTCCCAAACCTTCCAAGATGTCTCTTCTGCTTCGGTTATTACTTCCAAGCGAGATCACCTCAACATCGTGAGGTAAATAATGCGTTCCGTATAGATAGCCTTTTTCCTTGAGTACATGAGCGTAATGATCCAAGTCCACTAGGCGGTGTTCATAGTAATCAATGAATCTAAACTCTTTTCCGACTGATTGCATAAACCATATTGCAGTCGAATCGTTACGACCGAGATCGAAAAATGTATGCACCTCAAGGCTCTCAACCGGGAACCAACAAATCCTGCCCTCGTCTCTTGCTTGCTTGAGTTGATTTTTGTAAATCGATCCGTCAACGAATTGTTTTAGCTCTCCTTCGTAAACATGGAGATATTCTTCCTCGTTCTGATCTTTGAGGATTTGCATCTCTTCTGGCAAAGTCGTTTGACTGAAATACGGATTGTCCCGATAACTGACTTTCTTCACCATTGCGTTTTGTGGTGGATACAAAACGAATCTCTGATAGGCTGCGTCAGTCTTATGCTCTGGATTGAAGCTAATCCAAATCTCGGATCCGGGCTTTCGTATTGAAGGTATCAAAGTCCTCCAAGAGTTCTCACTGACAGAACTTGCCTCCTCCACCCAACAAAGGTCAATGTTATCAATACTCTTGATTGACTGGATATTCGCTAAGAGTCCAGTGAATATGAACGTCGTGCCATTTACCCCACGAATCTCGTTCTGCGTGACTTCGTAAAACCTTTCAAGTCCAAGTGCTTCGATCCTCGATGCCAGGAGAGAGTGAACAGAATCTTTGATTGATCTCTGGATCTCTCTGGCGCATAGAATTCTTTTTGGGCTTTCTGTTCCCTTTAGTAAAAGGGCTGAGGCCATCTGTACAGACTTCCCGGCTCCTCGGCCTCCCCAATAGCATTTGATCCTATGAGGTTCGTACAGTTCTCTAAATGCTGTCGGAACCTTACGTTTCAGGGGTGTCGCTAAATTCAATTTGATATGCTGCTATCTGTACTGGGTAATCCTCATCCCCGGAAAGCTCAATGCTCTTGAGATCAGGGAGATACTTGCTTACAAGTTTAATCCTGCTTTCGATGGCTCCTTTGATTCTGCTGACTTCAACGCTATCTAATTGGGTGTCCAGCTCCTCTAATTTTCTAATAGACTCAACGACTTGCTCAATGTGCTTCTGACTGGCAAGTTGTTCTCGCAGACTGTCTTGTCTAATCTTCCGATTCTGCTGCGCTCTCGTCATTGCCATCGTTTAAATCCTTCAACTTCTTCAATGCTTCTATCTGTTCAATTAACTGTTTGATCTGCCCACCCAGCAAAACGCATTGGTTCATCGCGTCGTTTCGCTGCTGTTCCAGTATTTCAATTCTGCCCTTTAATTCTTCTGTCACTTGCCGACCATCTTCTGAGCCTTTTTGTGGGCTTGTGAGAAAGTCTTTCCAGCTCTCATCTCTTTACGCATCATCGCCATGTGTTTGGCCGAATGATGTTTGGAGTGGTTTTTTAAAGCTGTTTTTTGCCGATCAGTTAGTTTTTTTTGCATTAAAAGTGCCTTTGATCTGTTGGATTATTTACCTTCACTTTGATAAAGCTAGCGTCTTTTTTTCCGTTGGCATAAGTCGCAATAACCTTAATCACGCCATCTCCCGAATGAGCCGAGCTTGCGTAGAAACTAGCCACGTTACTACTGACTGAGGGAGTTGTAAGGGTAAGTCCTTGTCTGCCTTTGCTTTCGGCCGTAACGCTTGAAACTGATGTACTCTGATCTGATGCTGCGTTACTGAAATCAACTTTATACAGCATCTCAGTTGTGACGTTCTGTCCATAGCTCCGATTTTGTGAACTATTCCTATGAGGGTCAATAAGGATGCGTCTGCTCATTTCCTGCGCCTAGTCTTCGCTTTCTTCTTAACAATCCTATTGATCTCTCTCGCTTGACCCTTATGAGTCCTGCTTGCCTTGTTCAGAGACTTCGCTATTTTTTTAAGTTTTCGTTCGACTCGTTTTGTCATGGGATTCTCAAAACAATCAGCGGGGAGGGAGATAGAAAGTAAAAACATTCCCCGCGTCATGTCATCAATGAAAGGTGATTCATGCACCGGTACGCTGAGACTCTCTCAAGGGGTCGAGAGTCAGCAGTCGCACCTTTCCATACCTTACATCATAAAAAACGTCTTGCAAAGGGTTTTATCTGCCCTTGTTCTTTTTTCCTTTTGTGGGCTTGGCTTTTGGGGGTTCAACCTCAGAGGTCAAGCCCAACCATTTTTTAATCTTTTTCCATAATTTACGCATAGTTTTTTCCTAATTTTTCGTCCAACAAAACTTGAACTAAGTCAAATGCAGTATTCTTTAGTTCCCTTGCTTTAGTTAGGCTGACACTTGCCTCTTTCGCTACTCTCTTCATGTCCCCGGTGCTGTAAAACCATTTTAAGACTAGAGGGTACTTACTGTTTACTTTGCTGATCTGCCCAATGATTGAGTCAATCAAAATCAAATCACTACTAATAACGTCTCTCGGTGGTGACTTCGTTTCCTTTGCATTTATGTATGACTTCAAAGGATTCTTTTTACCTCCGACCTCCAGGGCATAGTGTCCGTCTAAAAGACTTTGAGCCTTGTAGGGATTGGCTGATTCTTGCGCCAGTTCCCTCACCCATAACTCAATCAACTTATCAGCTTTATCGGCTAGGGTCATTGGCTAACGCTAGGACTCGTTTGCTCAATCTTTTTGCGCGATTTGGCGTTTGATGCAAAGCCCACTTACTATCCTGCATCTCTAAAGATGCTGCCCCATAAGCCTCTTCAAGATAGTAAGCATTGAACTTCTTAAAGCTAGATAGCCCTTTTCTACCCAATTGAAAAGCCATATTAGTGACGATATGACAGCGTTCCTCACTCCACGAATCAAATTCGTCTCCATAAATCGCTCGGCAGTCCTCGATAGCTGTTTGAACGTCTTTCTCAAAATGTTGCTTAACCGAGTCCATTGGAACTGTATCGCCCTCCACAAATCCATATTCTGCATCTCCTTCTACGATTTTGTGACCGATGCCGCAAGTCAGATAGCCCTCTGTACACCTATAGATCAGAGACTCGCCCTCGTCATTAGTCACAAGTCCCTCGTCTGATTTAATCTCTTCGTACAACTGGTCTAGATTAACGGCCATAGTGTTTTCCTAAAACGTATCCAAGAATAAAACCAACTGCGATCAAGATTTCCATTATTTTTACTTTTTTGGAAACGCAGACGAAAAGCCAAAATAGGCTGCGATCAGCCCTGAGACAGATATGTAATACACGCTTGCAATGTCAGCAAGCATCTTAGCTCCGTTATCCAATTGTAAAAAACTGGTCAGCACAATCAACGGCCCATACAACAACATTCCGGCTAAAGCGTAATAACACATTTTCCTTTGTGCATCGTCTTTTTGATCTTTGTTTCGGAGTAGCTCTAGTCTGATCTCTCTTTCACTTTCCTCAAACTCTTTTTGAGAAATGACGTTATCTCCGTTTGTATCCAGCTTTTCAAGCTCGCTGTTTGACTCAACTGTTTTATTCATTTCTCTCGACTTACCTTCTGAGTCTTCTCAACTGTTCTCATAGCACCGAGTCCTAACATACCTAATAACACTGGCATCATTGCTGACATATCTAAACTAGGAACCTCGACTCCCATCTCTGCTAATAGTAAAACGAAGTTAGCCATCGGTATGAGAATGTAATTAGAGAGTAAAGCAATACAGCAAGTCCATCCCACGGCAGGACGCCATCCGCTAACGAACATACTTTTGCTCGCAGCTTCTACCTTGTTTACTTCTAGCTGACCCTTTGCAAGCTCTTGAGCGTGTCGCTCTGACATCGTTGCAATCTCATGCGCTAGGGCATTTTTTTGATCTTTGTCTTCTATAAATTTATCAAGCAAGCCTGTTACTGGCCCAACTAAAGAAGTTATCAGACTCATTTTTAGTCTCCACAAAAACAAGGAATTGAGGGATAGTCATCAAAGTCAAACAACTGGCCTTGATCTGTCGCTATTATTTGCATTTGTTGATAATTTGCTGAATCGTTTGAAAAAACATTTTTTAGTTTTGTTTCTTGATTTATCCACCATTCTGCCAAATCAGGACGCTCTCTTATTATTGATAGTTTTATTGATTGCCCCTTTAAAAAACAAAGGTCACAGTTTCCCCAATCTGTTACACCGTTATTATTCGGTAAATTGAGATCAAAATTTTGTTTTTCCCAAAACTCAAAAACGTCTTGCTTACTTTCTCCAGAAACATACATAGGACAGTATTTCTCTTGACCATCTGAAATTCTGCCTTGTAACTTTGCCGCCCTGCGTGGTTCATCTGCCCTTAAACCAATCAAGCAGAGAAAAGGAGTTTCATATCCTATATCGAGCATATACCTTGTTATCGTTCTTACCTTCATTTGATTAGAGCAAAATCTATGAACGGCAGAGGGTAGTCTGCCAAAATCTTTTACAAGGGTGACAAATGGCTCTCCGTTTCTTGAGGCTGTTTTGTGGTCAACAATGTTATATTTGTATTGGAAAGATTTTTTTTCGCTTTCTGTTTTCTTTTTAGTACGCCCTGCATACTCAAGCCAAACAATGTCCACGCCCCAATGGTCTGAACACGCTTGAACAAAGTCGAGCGTTTCTGGCATCTCCTTTCCTGTGTTGGCGAAAGTGACTCTTACGTCATCAGGTAATTTCCCATCATGCGCTTCTAAAATCTTGTAGAGCATATAGGCAGAAGTTCGACCACCGCTAAAAGAAATTGCTGCGGGTTCGTTAATGAAATAAGGGTTGAACTTTCTTTCAGTTGCAACGCTCATGCAGCTTCCTCCCTTTCCTTTAAGGCTTGTCGATAGTAAAGAATCTTATCGATCAACCACTGTCGTTCCCACTTCCATGCTTTAGTAGATTCTCGTTTGAGATTTTCTACCGCCTCGTCTCCGATTTGAAGTCTTAGCTTTCTTTCATACTCCACAGGCTTACCAGCATAGAACTCATTACACCTAGAGCATTGAGTTCTAACATTGTCCTCATTGTATTTTAC